GCCAGCCAGCGTTACTCACCCATAACTTCTTAACCCCATCTTGATTCGACATGGTGGCGATACGGTTGCCGTGTAGTAGTAGATCCATGTTGCGAGTTACTGGGTTGCGGACAGATGTGGTGTTGCCCATCGTCTTGCTGGTGCTGTTGATGAACGCACCGATTACTTCTTTCTCTATCTTACGCATTGCTGCTCTCCTCGTGACCATCGGCTCTACCTAAGTACTCCTTTATGTTCTGGGTGGGTACGCACGCCAATAACTTTTCAATACGTCTCCTTCGTCCACTGCCATCACGTTCATCGTGACCCTCATTAATTTCGTATGCGTCTTCTACAATCTGTCTGAGAGCAACCTCTTCGATGACTCCACGCTCAAGCTCTTTGTCTCTACGGTGTAACTCCATGATGCAGTAGTGCTGCTCGTCCATGTACTGGTTACACTTAGGATTATCTGGCTGCGCTTCGACGGCTTGGCGACAGTCTTTAGCTATGTGCCGTAGAGTGGCATCGTCTCTGATCTTGCAAAGCCTCATGTAATTGGTGTGCCATGCTGGGTCGCCATAAGAGGTTTGCCCTAGATCTATCTCTACCATTACCCTGCGCTGCGTTTTTTCGTCTAACTGATTTGACATTGCTGTCTCCTGTTTTTGTGTATGATTCATACATAAGTTTTTAGTATGGTCAGGGCGCAACTCCCCCCCCGACAAGACATATAGTCTCACATATAACGTGTTTTGTCAAGTAGTGGTATCTGGTGGTGTTTGGTGGTATGTACGGTAATGTACCCTAATGTTCCATTACGTAGGTCGGTAAGTCATTGATAAATATACAATGTTCCAATGTTCCCTTTTTAGAGAAATTGAATGGGTCTTGGAGTTTGTGTTTGAGAAAAAGAACATTAGCTAAACAAGCCCTCTCAACCACCCCGTATATACATTTTTTACTAAAAAAGGAACATTATAAGAATATATATATATATAGGTCTTTTTGTATAGTGCAGTAATGCCAGATAACGTCAGATACCACCAAACACCACTAAACTAATGTTCCTTTTTGCCTTAAAAAAAGGGAACATTACAGGAACATTAGGCCCAAAAAAGGAACATTACCCGTCCCACTTGACTTGCGAAGGGAACATTACCACGCACCTCTAATCTAGGAACTGGTATCTCGTGGGGGGTATTGCGTTTTTATGTATGAATCATACACAAAACACGTTATGTGGTGCCGCACCTCAACACTGCCACGCACCTCTAATCTAGGAACTGGTATCTAAAAAATAAAAGCTCCGCTCCGCGCACCTCTGCTGTAACACGCACCTCTAATCTAGGAACTGGTATCAAAGAGAGCCGAAGCTCTCTAAGATGTTTTGGGTTGGTTAGTGGCGTAATCGTTCTGCTAGAACCTGACCGTGGCAGTCGTCACAGCATTGGCCTTCTGCAACCGGCATTGCATTGTGCCCTCCAGCCCACCCATTAGACTGGACTTCGATCTCACCAAAGCAGATCACGCAGGTATGTGGTTGGGTCAGTATTGCAACATCTAATTCTGCCAGTTTTAATTTTCTTCGTAGCATCTCAACGGTGGCTACCAAGTCTTCCCGTTCAGCTATCATTCTTTCCCGTTCAGCTAATATCGTGTCGAGATTGGTCATTGTTCTATCTAGCAGTCTGGTTATTTCTTGCATTGTCATAACGTGTTACCTATTTGAGTTTTAGTGTGCCCCCATTGCTGGGGGCTGGTTGAGTTACTTGGTTAATGTATCGGCTAGTGCGACCACGGCGACTTCATAAAACGCTGCCTGATCCTCTATCGTTAATTGAGCGACCTGATTAAACAGCGTAGTCAATCGCGGATCGCGGATAGATGGGGGAAGGCCCCAGTCGGACTCAGTGTGCTTTCCAGACTCAATTTCATTGTCGTTTGAGATGTCGCTGGTCTTGCTGTCTGTACCGCCAGCCGTGTTGGTTTTAGGTGCTTTCTGATCCTTCAGAGCAGTCTTAGCAGGTGTTGGGCATATCACGGTGTCAAACGTCACTCGCATGTTAGCGATACCCGTGCTGATGACATTGGATGCTGCATTAACGCCTTTCACGAATGCCGCTACCTTCGCCTTTTGCGCCTTCGTCGCGGTAGCCTTTTTATTGCCGTTGCATAACTTCAGTTTGATAGCAGCCTTTTCATCCTTATCGAATGAGAACATCTCCGCCAATGTATAGCCGTTATACCTTGCACCTAGTCGCTCACTATTGGCTAGAACAAAGCCAGCCTTCAGTGCGTTAAACTTCGCTAGATCGCCGGTGTCAGTAAGATCGACGCGACGCAATATTGCCTTGCCGCCCTTCACATACTTACCGCTCTTATCTGACCAAACGAAACCCATAGCGTTAGCTAGCTTGTCGCGCTTATTTATTTCTGCGCCATGATAGCCTTTGGACATTGTGACGATAGACTTGATGGTTGCTGCTACTGATACTTCTACTTTCTGATTTGACATGTTATGTCATCCTTTTTTATTTAAGAGATGTTGACCGGATAATCCCGAACCAACGCCGCCTATTCTAATGGTGTAACGTGTTATAGTCAAACAACACGCTGTAAGGCCCGCCACAGCGTTGTATCTAACGGTAGTTAGTGCGCTTTTGTGTATGATTCATACACAAAAAATGGTCAGGCACAGGCTTGTGCGCGACACGAAGAAACCGACTTGGGCCTGACCTACCCTACCCCTATGGCCCCGCGCACGTCTTGACGCACCGTCACGGCTGTATACTACTAATCTCCACAAATAAATCGTTCTCCAACCAAAACCATCAGCTTCTTGAGGCCGTTCCCTACACAGGAGACCCCCCACCCCTAAAATATAAGTACCTAGCAAAAAAAATTTTTTGTGGTATATTCCGCACAACGGCTACCAGCCAGCGAAACAATTTATGACCTTACTTATAGAACCTGAAATCGGTGTACCCTTTTCGGACGACATGACGTTTGTAGATCTGAAAGAACGTGCAGAGGCGGCGTGCAATACGGCGGAGAAGCTGGCTGACCACGGCCTAGATATAACCCCAACCGCTGAAGATGAAGACACCGCCGCGAGACTTGCCTTGGCTTATGCTGACGACCCTGAGAAAACTTCTAAAAAGGTTACTACGAAGAAGGCGGCAACCCTTACCCCCGCTTCTGTTATACTAACTAACAGCATACTCCAAGAATTTGGGCACTCTGTTGCAGAAAGTGCCACTCAGATCCGCTACCTAGTCACAAACAAGCTCCTGCTAGAGTCAGAAAACGCAGACCCACGCATACGAATCCGAGCTTTAGAGCTTCTGGGTAAGATCTCAGACGTAGGGCTGTTTGCAGAGAAGTCAGAAGTGACTATTACCCACCAATCCACGGAAGATCTCAGGGATAAACTGAGGGGTAAGCTGGAAAAGCTGGTAAATCCTATAGACGCTGAGTACGAAGATGGGGAAATCGTGTTAGATGGGGAAGTTTTAGACATGCGTAAGGTAATGGGTGTGGATGAAGTCAATGATGCGGCAGATGAAGTAGCCTATGATTGAGGCCGTTCCCAGCTTTACTGAAGAAGAAGTCCAGCAGATGCTGGATAACATAGATTCTTTTTCGGATGACGAAGTTGCGGAGATAAACCGTATCGTTGATGAACTGACGACACGCAGAACAAACGCTGTTGCCTACGATGACCTCATAGAATTCTGCAAAGTCATGCAGCCTGACTATATAGTAGGTAAACACCACCGTATTTTGGCTGATATGCTCATGGCAATTGAAGCTGGGGACAAAGATCGTATCTGTGTGAACATCCCACCGCGTCATGGCAAGTCTCAACTCGTATCTATCTACTTCCCAGCATGGTACTTAGGGCGAAATCCTAATAAAAAGGTAATGATGGTGTCGCACACCACTGATTTGGCTGTGGATTTTGGTCGTAAGGTGCGAAATCTCATATCTATGGACACATATAAGGGTATTTTTCCTACTGTAGCCCTAGCAATTGACTCTAAGTCGGCTGGTAGATGGAATACCAACGTAGGTGGTGAGTATTACGCCTGTGGTGTTGGCTCTGCACTGGCTGGTCGTGGTGCTGACCTGTTGTTAGTGGACGATCCGCACTCAGAGCAGGACGTTATTAACGGAAACTTTGCTGTATTTGAGAAAGCGTACGAATGGTTCACGTTCGGTGCCCGTACTCGTCTGATGCCGGGTGGAAGTGTTGCAATAATCCAAACACGTTGGCATATGGACGATCTTACTGGGCGTGTAACCCGTGATATGGTTAATAATGAGCGTGCTGATGAGTACGATGTCATTGAATTCCCCGCCATACTAGAGATTGTGGATGAAGAATTGGACGACATTGTTGAAAAACCTCTCTGGCCTGAGTTTTTTGATTTAGATGCGTTACTACGTACAAAAGCATCTATGCCTACGTTCCAATGGAACGCTCAGTACCAGCAGACACCCACAGCAGAAGAAGCTGCACTGGTCAAACGTGATTGGTGGAACATATGGGAGAAGGAACAGCCTCCGCCCTGTGAATACGTCATAATGTCGCTGGACTCGGCGGCAGAAAAACACAACCGTGCCGACTATACGGCGCTGACTACGTGGGGTGTGTTCCTTAACGAAGAGGAAGGCGCGTACCACATCATCCTGTTGAACAGTATTAAGAAGCGTATGGAGTTTCCAGAGCTAAAAGAGATGGCTATGGAGGAATACGCTGAGTGGGAGCCTGATTCGTTCATTGTAGAGAAGAAGTCATCAGGTACAGCGTTGTATCAAGAAATGAGACGTATGGGTCTACCTGTGTCAGAATACACACCACACAGAGGGTCAGGTGACAAATTAGCACGATTAAACTCAGTATCTGATATTGTGCAGTCTGGCCTGTGCTGGGTTCCAGATACCCGCTGGGCAGAGGAAGTGGTAGAAGAGATTGCCGGTTTCCCGTTTATGAGTAATGATGACTTAGTTGACTCCACGGTTATGGCACTTATGCGTTTTAGGCAAGGTGGTTTTATACGCCTACCTAGTGATGAGCCAGAAGAACAAAGATTTTTTAAGAGGCGCGGAAGCGGCTACTACTAGAGACATATTATGGCTATTGAGAAAGGACTATACGCAGCCCCACAGGGCATAGACGATGAGCTTATGGAAGGCGAGGACGCTGCCCTTGAGATAGAGATCGTCAACCCAGACATGGTGACACTGGACGACGGCAGTGTGGAGATTACTATTGTCCCCGGTGCCGACCCTATGTCTGGTGAGTTTGATTCTAACATAGCTGAAGAATTAGAAGAGTCTGACCTTAACGAGTTAGCAGATGAACTCATTGGGTTGATAGAAGCTGACGTGACAAGCCGAAAGGACTGGGCGGATACTTACGTTAAGGGTTTAGATGTTTTGGGCTTTCAGTACGAAGAACGTACAGAGCCGTGGGAAGGTGCGTGTGGTGTGTACTCTACAGTACTTGCCGAAGCTGCCATCCGGTTCCAAGCTGAAACTATGTCAGAGACGTTTCCAGCCGGTGGCCCAGTACGTACTAAGATCATAGGCGTAGAGGATAAGGACAAGGAAGAAGCAAGTGCCCGTGTAAAAGCGGATATGAACTACGAACTGACCGAGCGTATGGTGGAGTACCGCCCAGAGCACGAACGGCTTCTATACAGCCTAGGATTGGCTGGTAGCGCGTTTAAGAAGGTTTATTTTGATCCGAACATAGGCAGACAGGTAGCCCTGTATATCCCTGCCGAAGATGTAGTAGTGCCTTACGGTGCGTCTACTATAGAGAGCGCAGAACGTGTTACGCACATTATGCGTAAGACCAAGAATGAGATACGAAAGCTACAGGTAGCTGGGTTTTATCGTGACGTAGAGTTAGGTGAGCCACAGACGTATCACACAGACATCGAAGAGCGTAAGGCTGAAGAAGGTGGCTACTCTATAACAGAGGACAACCGCTATTCTTTATATGAAGTACACGCTGATATGGTCATTGGTGGTGTTGACGAGGACGAGGATGATATAGCCAAGCCCTACGTCATAACGCTTGAGCGTGGGTCTAATGAGATCCTAGCTATACGCCGTAACTGGAACGAAGAAGACGAACTGATGCTAAAGCGTCAGCACTTCGTACACTACTCATACGTACCGGGATTTGGGTTCTACGGCCTTGGCTTGATCCACATCATCGGTGGGTACGCTAAAGCAGGTACGTCTCTTATACGTCAGCTTGTAGATGCAGGCACCCTATCTAACCTACCGGGCGGTCTAAAGGCGCGTGGGTTACGTATTAAGGGTGATGATACTCCGATTGAGCCGGGTGAGTGGAAGGACGTTGATGTGCCATCAGGCAGTATCCGCGACAACATCATGCCGCTCCCTTATAAAGACCCTAGCCAGACACTACTGGCACTACTTAACCAGATTACTACTGAAGGCCGTCGTCTAGGCGCTATCAGTGATATGAACATCTCTGACATGTCAGCCAATGCCCCTGTGGGTACTACGTTGGCACTGTTAGAGCGTACGTTGAAGCCTATGGCTGCTGTACAAGCCCGTGTTCACTACACCATGAAGCAGGAGTTTAAACTTCTTAAAGCTATCATGGCAGAGCACGCACCCGCAGAGTACTCGTATGAGCCGCTCCGTGGAGAACAGACAGCCCGTAAAGCTGATTATGAGATGGTTGACGTTATACCCGTCAGTGATCCTAATAGCTCTACAATGGCCCAGCGCGTTGTACAATACCAAGCGGTATTGCAGATGTCGCAACAGGCACCACAGATCTACGACCTGCCACAGCTACACAGGCAGATGATTGAGGTGTTGGGAGTTAAGAACGCTGACAAGCTAGTACCAACCACAGACGACATACGACCTACTGATCCAGTCAGTGAGAACATGAACAACTTGAATGGTAAGCCTATGAAGGCGTTTATCTATCAAGACCATGACGCGCACATGGCGGCTCACCAGTCGTTTATGCAAGATCCTATGATTGCTCAAGTAATGGGGCAAAACCCCCAAGCACAGCGTATGGCTGCGGCGTTACAGGCACACATAGCAGAGCACTTGGCGTTCAAGTACCGCAAGTCTATGGAAGAGAAGATCGGCGCACCGTTACCTAATCCTAACGCAGAGCTACCAGAAGACATGGAGGTCAACTTGGCCCGTCTTATGGCTCAAGCAGGCTCTCAGCTTACACAGCAGAACCAGCAGCAGGCGGCACAGCAGCAAGCACAGCAGAAGGCTCAAGACCCTGTGGTACAGATGCAGCAAGCCGAGCTACAGATCAAGCAGCAAGAAGTGCAGCGTAAGATGCAGAAAGATCAAGCAGATGCTCAGATAGAACAGGCCAAGCTACAGCTACAAGCGCAAGAGAATATGCAAGATGCTCAGATGGATCAGGCTGAGTTACAAATCAAACAGCAAGAACTAGAAATAGATGCCCAGAAAGCTGGCGCAAAACTTGCCGCAGATCGTAGGAAAGACAACACCAAGTTGGATCTTGACCTACTTAAAACAATACAGGACACCAACAAGAATAAGGGCCAATAATGGCAACAACCGTCTTAGACGTGCTAAAGAAGAAAATCGAGGAAGATAAATCCTCTGCACTACAATTCCTAAGTGGTGGTGGAGCTAAAGACTTCGCCATGTACAAGGAAAC